TAGCCGTGCCAGCTCTTGCTTATTCACTATAGTTTTCCTTTTGTAGTAGTTAGCAATCATTATTACTAGTTACATACTTAAAGGTGCATTATAGGAGATGCAAAAAAGCCCCGCTAGACGAATCTAGCAGGGGCTGTAGTTACTATTAACCTTCGTCAGAAAGTAGGGTAGTAAAGTACTGTGCGGCTTTACCAGTCAACTTAGAGATAATCTCTTCATCAACAGCTTTACCTGCATCAGTGATAGCGGCGGTGAGAGCTTCTTGAGCGGCTACTTTAGAGACACGAGTGCCACCAGTAGATGCGCCAGTAGAAGCAGCTTTTGCTGCAGGGGTTTTCTTAACATAGACGCCAGCCTTAGTTAAAATCATGCGAACACCATTTGGTGATTCGTCTAGTTCATCGGCAATGTCCTTTACGATCTCCATAGAAGTTTCTGGAGTTGGTTCTGCTGCTTCGTACAAAGTTACTGCTTGTGCTTTTTTATCGTCATCCCAAGCCATTTTACGGCTCCTTTTTTTGTTAGGGTTTTTATTACCTGGGCAGTCACCCAGAGCTTTTAATTGTTGTTCGTAGAATCTTTGTCCCATATATTCCCCGATTTCAGAAAAGATATTATACGGGAAAAATCACCTTTCTGTCAAGAAGTATTTTTTATAACCTCTCGAGGTTTACTCCATACTTCTTCAAGTGTTCGAGCTTGCCTAATTCACACGCTGGAACATATGCACTAAACCCGCCAGACTGCACGTTAGAGAAGTAAGTATCTTCACTGTCTACCTTTTGTACAACGTACACAGCATAGCAAGGGCCTCCATACTTGCTTTCGTAGTCTACAACTGTCATGCCTGTCTTACCTTCTAGGTACTCAGGAGTGAGGCGCTGCTTAACAATAACAGTACTATGATAGGCCGCAGACCATGCAATCTCTCCACTAGCGAAGTCATCGGATACGCACTCGTCTGGAAAGTAAAGACCTTCTAGTCTTTCTTCTTTGTTTGCTGGTCTTGATGGTACTCCAACTCTTTCAAGAAGTGTTCTAACGAACCCGGAGGAACGAAAAAGACGTTTGCTAATATCTGTGACAGTATCTCCTTGGAGGAAACTTGTGCACGCTTCAGAGATCTCTGCGTCAGACGCTGGACGACCCCGCAGAGCCGCCTTACGCTTTTTGGTATATGCTTTTTGCTCATTATAATCTTCTATAATCTTACTTAGCCTAGTAGTATTGTAGGCAATGTTTAGAATGTCACAGGCTTGCTTTTTAGTTATCGCTTTTTCTGTAGGGCTTTCCGTAGCTTGGACTGAAATATCCGGCGTCAGAAGTGCTATCACCTTCTCGATGTTCTTCTTCGACAGGTTCTCGTACTCTTTCTTCTTCACTCTTGCCATTCTCTAACTCCAACTCTAATTTAAACATTAAACAGCAAATAGCGTGTGCTAAGTGCGAACAATTTGTTTCTGGATCGTCTAGCTCTCCATCCAGATGGGAGAATATGTGCCGAAGTGCACCGCCACTGTATCTATTCTGAGCATCGTCTAAGTATCTCCAGTTGTCTTCGTCATACTTGGCTGCACCGAAGGTCAATACTCTTGCTACTTCCACTGTAGCTTTTGGAGGCAGCAGATACATCTTCGGCTTTTCACTATCAAACTTCTTGCCTACCATACCTTTTAAGTCCTTGATGTCACTCATGAACTGAGTCCTTGATCATCGGAAAGATACTATTGATCTCATAGGCACACATTCTAGCAATATCCATGTGCTCTTTCTGTGTACCGGGGGTGGTACGAACATCAATGTAGTGCATCCATGAACGCACTGTTCCGTTCATATACATACGAGTCTTAGTGAGACCTTCTGGTAATACTGAGCGAGCCTGCTCTTTTGCAATACCATTGTCAAGCGCCCAGTTGTATGCATCTTCTGCAGCAGCAATAACTTTCTTCTGTTGTTGTATCCAGTGCTGCTCTACCAGCTCATCACTGCTCTCTATACTATTCTGGCGATTGACAGGATCTTGCATACGACCTTCGCGAAGCTCAAAAGGGTAGCCCATTGCGGAAGGATCAGCATAGCGTTGGCTAAACTCTTGAAAAGAAAAGCTACGGTGACGCAGGATCTGCTTTGCAATATCTCGGGTAGTATTAATCTCTAGGCAGATAGATGCCATCTCAAACGGAGACCAGTGCTTATGCTTTACTAAGTAGCGCACTAGCTTCTCTGAAGTCTCTGTGTTATGTTGATTGCTAGGATTTGATACTCTAGCCATCATTGCAATGTCCTCAATCATATTTGAGGAAGAGCTTGAAATAAGTTTTACTTGTGTCATTTTATTGTCCTGAAATTCGTTTGTCATAGTCGGCTAGTTCTTCGTCCCACCAGTGCGGCTTGTCTCTGTGCTTCCACGCAGCGAACGTAGCTTTGTCGAGCATATAGAAATTACGATAAGACTGTATAGGATCGTCATCATCTTTTAACTCCTCTGTCATTGCCAGGGCAAACTGAGTGAAGCCGTGGTCTGCCATGTGTTTTGGTTCTGGCAAGGCATAAAGCATTGCAAGACTTTTGTGGTCACTACCATAACGATAGTGTGCTTCGCTACCGAGAGCAAAGGCGTAGCAATTTGTCCAGTAGTAGTTCTCTAAAGAGGAACGTACCCAGACGCAAGACGGGTGATTCTGCATAGTGGGTAAGTACGGGAAAGGTCTCTCCTCCATAGGAAAGTCTTTCCAGTACTTACGGGTGGTCTGAAGAACAGCGTTCTCTTCCTTAGTGATAGGACGAGGCACAAAACCGAATAGATGATCTATCCAGAGGTTTGTGTTGATAAGCTGTGCGGCTTCGAGTATCATCTTGTTGACGTGTTTATCAACATGAAACTCTGCGCACTTATCGAGGTCTTCGTCTAAATAAAATAAATTCATGTATAATATTCCTAAATTTGAAAAGATATTATACGCAATTTTAAGTTGCTAGTCAAGAACTAATTCGAAGTACCCCGGATTTAATACTGGTGATACAGTAAGTTGAGTAATATAGTCTGCTAATAATAATTCGAAGTCTTCTTCATAGTCACAGATATTGGGATAATGCGGAGCTGCTCCCCACTTTAATCCTACACCAACATTCTGAGCTGCGTACTTCATGGTCGTGGCCAACTCTTCGTAAACTCGTGTACAAGTTTGGGGAACTCCATCAACATAAGCGAGCAGAGATACTGCTAGTCCATACTGATGCATCGAGGAGTGAGACCCCGCAGCGCCTTTGGCAAAGAACTTCTCTTGTCTTTCACGACTTCTAAAGCCTTCTACTACTTCGAACTCAATCTCCCCAATCTCTTTAGCTTCGGTAATTACAGCTACTAGCTGGGAGTTTACTTTCTCTGGATACATATTATTTCTCTCTTGATACTTTCTGTACTTTTTCAACTGTGCGCATTGCGCCTAGTCCTAACATACCCATCAATACGGGCATCATCTGTGTAGTATCTATCATTGGGATAGTAATAGCCTGCTCTGCAAGAGCTAACCCGAAGTTGGCCATCGGTATTAGTATAAAGTTAGAGAGGAATCCGACCCCGCACACCCAACCAATAAAAGGTCTCCATCCTGCTACAAACAGAGATTTGTGTGCTGCTTCAGTCTTATTGACTTCTAACTGTCCTTTTGCAAGCTCTTGAGCGTGCTTTTCCGCCATCGTACTGATGTCGTGTGCTGACTGGTTCTTTACATCTTTGTCTTCAATAAACTTGTCTAATAAGCCTGTGACAGGCCCTGCTAATGCGCTAATTACACTTAACATTCTCTAGTCTTCCCATCAATCGCTCAGCGCGATTGCCTACCTGGCGGTACCAAAGAGAGTCTCTCCCTTCTGTAGCGGCAAGTTCCCAGCAGTGGGAGTCCAATGCTTTTTTCATATTCTTAAACTTAGTAAGTCGAGGACGACCAAGATTAAACATCATATTGACTGCTATCTCTTGGACTTCCTCTGGGTAGGTTTCCCACATGGAATACAGAACCTTACACTCACTAACAGCGATATCTAAATCTGATTGGAACGCCTCTGTGACCCTCTCTTCAGATATTGAAGTACCTACTTCGTAGCCATACTCTGGATCTGTCTCTTTGATTAAATGCCCGATGCCAAAAGTGGCATAGCCTAAATGATCCAAGTAAACTTCATTCACTATTCCTTCGTCTACTGCTAACTGTGATTGTACTGCTTCTCTATTCATGTAATATTCCTTATACTGCGCTGGCGTAAATGGTTAAAAACGGCAAGGCTAAACAACTGATCGCTGTAACCACGTTGCAGAATATGCACGCGGCCTTATCTTGGTCTTTCACTTTTCTTTCTCCATACATCTTGGGTCTAAGACCCGAGTATAGTCCACTTATAGGCGGGACTAAATAACCTTACGTTTCACTAGCTCATTGCTGATCTTTTGCTTCAGCTTAGGCTGTGTATTGTCGTTGTCTAGGGCTTTCTGGAGATCCGGAGTGCTAATGGTATGCATATACGAGTGCGTCATGCCTACTTTCTTGCGGTTTGCTCCGATCTTTGCTACTGATTCTTTAAACTTTACTGGCATTTTGTTTCTCCCGGTTATATTCTAGTTTGAGTAGTACTGCTGTCTTCTCTGCTAACATCAGATCTCTGGTTAGCAGGTATATCATATCGTTGTCGTGCAGCTTGTATCTGAGATGCCCATCGTCTAGTATCTCAGTGCTGATAATTAGTTTATTCGTCTTCAAGTTCTAACATCCCTGCATCTACTAGATGCTCTATAGTACTCTCGATACCCTCTCTTTTGCCTAAAGCATGGCACGACAGGCCACAACCTAGCAGGCAAAACACGAACACTGCGTACTCTAACATCTTTTCTCCTATTGAACCCGTCTTTGGAAAAACTATTATACGCAAAAACAGGCACTCTGTCAAGACTTAAATACGTTTTTCCTTGATAAATTTCTAACTTCTAATCCAGGAATTATACATGAAATGCACCAAATTGTCAAGGTTTATTTTTAGCAGGTCAAAAATTCTTCTTGACAAATTACCTACTATGAACTATAATAATGCAATGAAAAAATATAAAAAGAAACCTTGGTCGGAAGCAGAGCGCAACACTCTCAAGCAATACTACTATCATGCTAGTATTGACGAGGTGATGTATATGATACCTGAGAGAAGTGAGACCGCCATCCGTAACCAGGTGGCTTATCTTCGTAAACGGAGTATAAGATTCAAATGACATTTTTAGAGATATCACTAGTGCTTGGCATACTACTGGTATGGCTGGTGGCAGAACACCAGGATGATTGGGATGAATAATGCAAGTTAAAGTTAGAGGAACAAATGTGGAAGGTGCACTACGCACTTTTCGAAAGAAGGTAAGTGAGACAGGTGTGCTCTTTCAGTACAGAGAAAAGATGCACTATGAGAAGCCGACTACTAAAAAGCAGAGAAAGAAAGCAGCGGCAAAAAACAGAGAACGAAAGCGTCAAAGCTCAACAGATACTACCAAATACTTTTAACGCTTGACTTTCTCCTTAAATGTCCGTATAATAGTCCCATAAACCGGAGAAACAAATGATTACATATTTTAACGATGATTCTAAATTCGATCCTTTTATCGAAGAATGCTTGAAT